CCGCACCGTCATCCAGGACGGCCAGTGCGTAGGCTACCGCTACCACGTCAGCCCCTACATCGACTACACCATCAACGCCAGCGGCGTAGCCACCAAGGAGAACGACCGCTACATCGGTATCGGTCACTTCGGCTACCTCAATGAGCAGGTGTATGCCGACGGCATCGAGTTCAACGTGGACGGCACATCTTCGGCCAACTTCGACCGCAACGTGATTGCCCTGGGCATGGGACTTGACTATTCACTCGTTGAAATGTCCAGCAAGGTCAACGGCAACACCTCCGGCAAGCCCCAGGCATTCAAACTCATCAAACTGGTTGAGCCTCAGTCTTAACCGTCTTTCCATGTGATTGTCGCCGACGGGCGTAAAATGCAGAGGTAACAGCCTGCACGCCCGCCGGTTTTAGTAGCACAAAAAATGACTCTCGACGAAATCATCTACAACGCGCTTATCAGCGACCAGAACTTCAACGCAGCCGTGGGCGGACGCATCCGTTCCACATGCTTCGAGGTTTCCCCAGACGAAAAGGACAAGATTCCACTCCCCTCAGTCATCGTCACAGACCTCGGACTGCAGACACAGCCCGAGTGCAAAGACACTGACTGGGAGGGTAGCGAAGAGCACGTCCAGGCCGGTGTGGAGATTTCGGCCGAAAGTCCCCGGGCTGTCCGTGAACTCACCCTCATGGCACGCAAGGCCGTGGCCGACTACATTTACGAAATGGAATGGGCCGACCGGCCGATGCTCGACTCTTTGCAGACAGAAGGGGTCGCATGGGACTGGCTGAAGCCTTGCTACTTCGACGTCATCAAGTATCAATGTACAATCGTCAATCCGCTTGTATAGACATGGCAAAAGTAAAGACCCAGACGGAGACCGGCGGTGAGTCCGTCGAATCCGCAAAGACACAGGCTGGCACTCAGTTCCTGACTGCCCCAACGCGGGAAGAGCTGTTCGCCAAGGTTGAACAGGCCAAGGCGGGCATTGACCCCGGAAAGAAGCTCATCGCCGGTGCTGCCGGCACCACCGACAACGGAGGCTTCATAATTCAGATCGATATTATTTAACAATTAAATTCGCAAAAGATATGACACTCAAAGGACACAATCTTCGCGTTCTTAGAGAGATTTCCGCGACTGAGGCCTCCGTGGTGGCTATGGCTACCAGCTGCACCATCACGCTGACCAACAACACCGACGATGCGTCCACAAAGGATGACGCAGGAATGGCTTCCAAGCCGACCGTAGTCTCCAAGGGATGGACTGTGGCTGTGGAATCTCTCAACGTGCTGGATGCGGCCGCAATGCTCACTGCCATCAAGAACGGACAGACGTTCAAGTTGGTATGGGACGAGACCGAAGGCACGTACAACCATTCAGGTCTCGCTGCAAGTTACGCTCGCAAGGGCGAGGCTTACCTCAACGACCTGACCCTCAATTACAACAACCGCGAGAACTCGGCCAAGAGCATCCAGTTCAGCGGCAACGGTCCGCTCGAATCCGCTTCTTCTGCAGAGTATCAGACCTACACCACGCCGTCGGAATCGGCCTACACCAAGGGCCAGTATGTCCGTCTCTTCCTGAGTAACGACAATACGGCAGCGGCATCGGCCGTCATCGCAGGGGCAACGACCCTCTCGGTTCACGTGTCCGTAACGCTCGAACAGGTATCGACCAAGGACACCCAGGGAGACTGGATTCGCCAGGAAATCACGTCCGTGAACTTCGACATCTCCACCTCCGCGCTTGTCGATGCGGGTGAGACCATCACTTCCTCAGTCGCCGGCAAGAAATTGACCGACCTCCTCACTGCCTACGAGAACGGAACGCCTGTCAAGTTCCAGATCGCCAACACCAGCGGAGACAATCAGCGCACCAAGGGAACGGTCATCATGTCGGGCAGCGTGATTATCACTCAGCTGACAATCAATGCAGCCGTGTCGACCACCGCGACCTACGACACCCAGCTCACAGGCTACGGAGACTACACCGTGGCAGCCTAATCAAGAACCCTGC